CAAAAAGTAGAAGGGAAAACAACCTCATTAACTAAGGCAATGCTGAAGGCCTATCTGCAATTTTTTAAACGTGCAGATCTAGCCTTATTGTTGGTTTCTTACCATTCATCACCTTCTGATTCGCTATCAAACTCAAACATAAGGTTGTCCTCTTCCTGATAGGGAACAGAAAAGAGAAGGGCTGCAGCATCTCTTAAGAATTCATCCAAGGTAAAAACACCTCGGTTGTTTATTATTCCTCCATGTGATATAGGAGCCATATTGTATATCGTAGCAGGTCCTCCACCAGCAGCGACGTCTCTGCTAACTGAGTTGACAATTGTGAGAACCATGTCAGTGTTGATTGATGGTCCTGCAGATATGTTTGTCATCCTAACCCACTCCCACACTGCTGAAACGCTGCTTAGTATATTAAGCCTTACAGTGCTATCAGGATGTGATGCACGACCTCTTATTACTCTCATACTAGAGATGTAGTCAGCCCTATTAGTCGCTCCTACATCGGTGAACCAAGCAGCAAACATACCGAGTATCCTCATCCCTGCCTCCATTGACCAAGCCCCTCTTGCAATTTCAGCAATGGCAACTAAAAAGTGATCAGAGTCCTCTATAGTTGTTCTTGCACCTACTATTCTCTGATATGCTTGCTGTAAGACTATTGATCCTAGCTCTCCAGAATCCATAACTGTCCTAGGACGTACATTTAGGACAGAAGATAATTGCCTCATACTTGCTTGCAATTTTTCAATAGAATAGACAGGAACCTCAGAGCTATCCGGGTCAAAGTACACAGGAACACTAGTGCAGTAGGTGTTAATAGTTTGAGTTCCCATAGGCAGTATGCTCATAAGTATGTTAGTTTCTCCATCATTGCAAACTACTGCCATTCCTCCAGGTAACCTATTGACATAGAGGTAGTTATGGGATGCTGATTCCCTACTTTGATACTCACTGATACTTATAGTATATTCACCATCATGCTCTATGCTATTGAAAGCACTTTCATTTATAGATCTTACATCTAATCTGCTTCCACCAAATATGCCAAATTGCCTTAGTATATCATTAACCTTAACAGTAGAGGTGTACCCATTCGTGCCCCACCTACCATAGTGAGCTAGTAGAAGGTTAGCTATCATGTCTCTATAAGTGGGACTCTCTAGTCTTTGCACTATATCAACCTCGTAAGCAATCATGGGACCCTCGCTTATGGTGGCAGCTATGAAACTGGCATCTTCAACAGGAGTCATCAGCTCAATACTACCGACTTTTTCAGACTCTCTTAAGTGGCGTATCTCTATGTTGCTAACTACACTGCCAACTATAGAATTGTATACTTCAAGGACGTATGTTAAGACTGTGTCGAAATAAGTGTCATTGCTCATCAACCCTTCCTCAGAGACATTGCATCCCACATAATCACTTCTAACTTTACGGAGGAGATAACTAATTCTGGGGAACATCCAGGAAGGTATTCCTTCGTCACAAAGAGCTTCTCTCATATCCCTGCCAGAAGTCAGGCTAGTCCTACCTCCAATCACAGCGTTATTTCTCATAATTCGCCTACTAACCCTTCTTTCAATGCGGTATTCTCTCAGTTCAGCTATGCTAGTATCACTGTCACCACGATCAACCTTCCTGGTCATGAACATTTCCAACTTGAGTAGCTGTATGGCTACCATGTGCTTATTGAATGGAGTTCCTCTATGACCAGAAGGCCTAAGCATGTTCTTAAACAAAAATAGGGTGTTTATGGTAGCATCACTTTTCGCATTGACCATGATGCTTTCATCAGAGGTTGCTTTGGTTAGATATTGAGATAACAGCGAATCGATAGTGCTCTTAAACTTATTCTTTACCTCTCTTGAAATCTTCGAATCTGCAAATGTTGCTGTGTTGATAACTACAGTTGGGCAAGTGGTTCCCCCAGTGACACCCTTCCTCTTTAGAAACTTCACAAACGCTATAGTGCAGGGTTTGTATCTAAAGCTCATGTTTCCTAGCTCTTCGCTAGTCCTTGCATCAATATCTAGGAACTGAAGAGCACGGCTAACTTTGCGTATGTTCTCTTCTAAATGGGTGAATGCAGTGCTGTATTTATTTAGACCGCTGTTTAAGTGAGATACTGCATCCAATATTTCCATTGAGTCACGTGCACCCCTACCATCGGTTAGTTCAAGAAACCTAGCAAACCCAAGTTGGGTAGCTCTCCGAACATCAGGCGAGCTGAGGTTGAATCCAACAGAGACAGCAGATTCCAAGAACATCTCTCTCTTCCAGACATCAGGTATGTTAGCAGGCGCACCTCTCTTAGTCAGACTACCATTAATGCTGCTCATCAGCCACTTTTCTAATCTAGTGAGTAATATAGCCTTAGTGGTTGGGCTATCAACAAGTGTCTCTAGTATACCAGCTGTCATCGTCGTGCTTTCTGACATATTAGCTTGTGCATTTTCCTCAACTATTACAGTTGTGAAGGCTTTTGTAGTCTTAGTATCTACATTATCAAAGTTGGGACTTGCCATAGTTATGAATATTGGATTTGCAGTATTATCTGTTAAGTCACGAAGGTTGAACAGGACAGGCTTTGGAGTTGTGCTCTGTCTCGAACCAGCCTTTATGTATGATATGTTGTTCAAGTAGTTACCAAGCTTAGCAGATTCCACAAACGTTGTCCTATCCCTGCTGGTGCTGTTTCTGAGGGTAGCCCACATAGTGTTACTCATCCTAGAGCTTATGATTGCATGATATGGTACTGGGAGAGTAACAACGACAGCATTCAGACCAAAATTTCTAGAAGATCTGTGTCCAGTTGTGACAGTCACACTAGGTAGGCTGGGGCAAGGCAAGTCGAAGGCGTTAGCAACTAAGTAGTAAACACCAATGAGGCTAGTATTACTTGCAACTAATCTAGCTGCAGTAGCTACAAATCTCTCGTTCCTCCTTTGAGTGGTGCTATAAGATGCTTCAGCACTTGACTCTGGACTGAGTTGTGCTCCCAAGAACTTTGCACTAGGTTCTACATACTCCTGATACAAAGGCTTATCAGACACTGTGAATTCCATACTAGTGAGTATATCAGCATTTTCTTTTACAGGGATCAATGAAGTTCGAGGGCTGTCTATCATCCTCGCTATACTGTAACTTGGGTACAACTTAGCTAGACATGCACTTAAGAAATCACTACTCTTTATCCTTCGCTCTTCATCTTTATTAAGTCGAAGGTAATCAACCCAACCTCGTATGGAGTTAGAGCAGCGATAAGTATCACTAGACTGTGACTTCTTGATTTCACTCTGGCTTACAAATTTTAGAGCAGCACTGCTCTTAATTATTGCAACAGATTTATTGTACTCTATAACATCCGGAACTTCCATGATTAGATTTCTAACTAGTCGAGGCCTGATATTGCTGCATCTCTTTAGTTCACTAAGAATCTTTTTCACAACAGCAGGCCTCATAGGGTCTATGATACCTCCATCTTCGATGCTCGACTTCTCTATTAGCTCCCTTGCAATTCCGAGTCCTGAAGTATCAGGTAGGGTAGTCTGTAAAAGGCTACCAGTAATTAGGGATTTCTCTGCTTCAGCTTCTGACTTCAAGTTGTTGAAGATTCTGATTGCAATAGCTGGGGCAAATGATGGATAAGTGTCAAAAAGTAGCTCTATGTCAGCTGAGAACTCGCTTAAGCCCTCTATAGAACTGAGTATAGAAATCTCACTAACAGAACTGACTCTGAAGCCACCTGCAGAATATGGTATGATAGTCAATGCAGCCAGGCTAGAAGATGGGGCCTTTGTGTTGAGTCTCCTCAGAGTATCCATCGTTAGTATAGTTTTGATAAGGAAAGAAGGGTACGAAGGTCCATTAGCTTTGACTACTGCATTGCACTGAGAATCCCATAAGCTCACCCTATCATAAACTGTCTCCAGTCCCTTGGTCTGTTTTCGCTTGCCTATCGACATAGCTTCCTTGATCCACGTAGGGATGATCATTCCAAGTTCAGCATAAATACCTAGATACTCAAAGATTTCGGTAGAAGCAACAGTCTTATCCAAATGGAATATGAGCCCATAATCTTTGAATACTTTCCGAATAGTCATAACCTTGGCTTTTATCTCCTCCTTAGTTCCGTCTATATACAGGCGAAGTAGACCGTCATCGCTGTAGACCGCTAAAACACCAGTGACTCCTGTAGATTGAGTGGCAATGTCCATAACTACCTTCATACCAAGTGTCCATAAAAAGTTCAAGAAACCTTCAAACCCACCTCGGATCCCAGTCTTTGCACCAATAAAACCTCGAGTGTTGTGATATACAACTGCTGCACGGAAAAAGACATCGATACGCCCCATCCAGTCTTCTCCGGAGATTTCGCTGAGTATTTTCCCAATTGCCCGAACAAGAGCTTGAGGGAACTTCTTAGAAAACTCACTCATGTCGAAAGAAATAAATATGACATTCGGTGTTCCGTCTTCATCTATAGTCATAATAGCCCCAGTGTATGCATATAGCATCTCCTCAATCTCCTTCCGACGAGCCCTGTAACTCTTCACAATTGATATTCCTGAAGACTTACTTATAGCTTTCTTAGTGAACCGCTCGGACACCTGCGTCATCATCTTGAGTGCTTGCTGAGCCATGTAAAAGAGCCTGGTTACCTTCTTGTGGACCTCTCCGAGTTTGGGCTCTGTCAAGACTGTGTAAGAATTCTCAGGATTGCTCTTTACAAACTCAGCAAGGTCATCACTTGGTATGTCATCGATACTCTTACCATCAGCTAGGTAAGTTCTTTCAAATTTCTTGTGAGCAGCAATGACACTGCGAAATCGTTTCCTAGCAGATATAAACTCAAGGTCATCAACCCCGCTAAGCCTAGTAACTACATCATTAACAGCTGTGAGCCTTTCCTTCATTTCCCTGTATTCCCTTATGGTCTTAAAGTTCCCAATGCTGTCTATCTCCTTCTTGCTGAGCATGGCATCAGGTCCAGAAGCTTTATTCGAGACTGGGATATCTTGTTTCTTGTCATCGAAGAATCCAATAACTTCTTCAAACTCTATTGATGACCACTTGGTGTACCCTGCTTGTAAGACAGACGCAGTCGGTGTGGCTGTCGCATTTATCTTATCTGCAAAGCTGACTGCAACCTCATCATTCCAGTTTATTGCATGAGCCCTGATGTCAACTTTCTGGGCGACTAGAGACTCATACAAAGCCTTCCGAGCCATTCCTATAAATCTTTTGCTCTTTCCAGGAGCCACT